GTAAAGAAACTTTACTTGAACGGTCAAAAAACTTTACCGAAACTGGTAAAAAAACTTTACCTAACAATAATACTAACAATAAGAATACATTTATAAGGCCTACGGCTGAACAAATAAATGAATATTCTAAGGAGATTGGATTTACTTTAGATGGCTCACAATTTATAGACCATTATGAAGCAAGAGGATGGTTAATAGGTAAAAATCCTATGAAGGATTGGAAGGCAGCAGTAAGAACATGGAAGAGAAATAGCAATCAGTTTACACCTACTACACAACAAACAACTAAAATTAGCCTTAAATAATGGAATTAGTAACACTACCACAGAGCAGAGAGTTAGAGAAAAGCATACTTGGTGCAATATTGATGGATAAAAGAACATTGCCATTAGCAGTTGGACACTTAAAAAAAGAGGTATTCTATGATTTAGGCCACCAAAAAATCTTTGACGTAATAAAAAAAATGTATGATGATGGCGTTTATGTAGACATCACTACCCTAAACCAAAAACTTAAAGATGATGAGGCGTATAAAGAATTAGGAGGTGCATTTTACCTATCAAAGTTAACTGATAATGTAACTGGAGCACATAATGTCAACAGCCATATTGAGATGCTTATTGAGGTTTACAAGAAACGAGAAGCATTTATGCTTTTTAAACAAAGCGAATATGAATGCTTAGACAACGATAGTCAAGCAATAGATTTACTCAGCATGGTCAACGGTAAACTTATAGCTTTACAAGAGTATGGTAATATCCATGAAAAGACAATAACAGATGTCATTTTATCGTTAAATTACTCAAGAGACAAGGCACAAAGCGGAGAATTATTAGGTTATGATACTGGATTTAGTGAGCTTAATAATACTTTAGCTGGATGGTGCAGACCAGATTTTGTAGTGATTGCTGCAAGACCAGGTATGGGTAAGACAGCTTTTATGCTTTCAAGTATTTACCACCTATGTATCCTAAATAAGGTTCCTACGGCCATTTTTAGCCTCGAAATGAGCTCCGAGCAGTTAGTTGAAAGGTTAGAGTCAATTACGAGTGAGATACCGTTAAAACGCCTTAGAATGAATAATTTGAATGATGCTGAAAGAAAGATACTACTAAAAACTGATGATAAGATATTACTTTCCCCTCTACATATTGAAGATATGGGCGGTATAAGTATTTCGCAACTTAGAGCAAAGGCAACCATTATGAAGCAGAAGTATGGCATTAAAGTAATCTTTATCGACTATCTACAGCTTATGAGTGGACAAGGCAAAAACAACCAAAACCGAGAGCAGGAGGTGAGTTTAATAAGCAGAAGCCTTAAATCCTTAGCAAAAGAGTTACAAGTACCGATTATCGCCCTATCTCAATTATCTCGTAGAGTAGAAGAACGAGGAGACAAGATGCCACAACTATCAGACCTTAGAGAATCTGGTTCTATCGAGCAAGATGCTGATGCAGTTATTATGCTAATGAGACCTAACTACTACGAGATGACTAATCCAATAGAGATTGGTGGAACCGAGTATGGCACCAATGATTTAGTAATCTGTAAGGTTGAGAAGAATAGGCATGGCACTACAAAGAACCTACCGTTAAGATTTTTACCAGAGACAATGACATTTGTTGACTATAAATAAATAATATGAAAATCGGAGAAAAACAAAAGGCATACTTAAAAGGTTATGCTATGGCTATACAAGATTTAATGTATAATTTGACTGGAGAAAATTCAATGGCAAAATCTTATGACCCAATACAAATTGACGAAACATATATTCATTCTTACGCTTTTAATTTAAAAGATGGTGGTAGACATCATCCTTTAACAGATTATAATAATCTTGAAGAAATTACTAATTTAATGCTTAAAGAGGGTTGTGAGTGGATTAAAGAGTATAAAAATGAGTAAACATAATGGCTATAGGAACAGACGTAAGTTTGAGATAGAAGAGGCTCGTAATGCTGATGGTACCTATCAAGCTATTAAGTTGTTTGCTAAGAACACTAAGATTTTAGTAATACAAATGCCTACAGCATTGTTAGATGGTTTTATGTGGTTAGAATATGAGAGAGACAACCAACCTTCTGGCATAGCTGATAAAAATGTAGAGTTCTTTGCTATTAACTTTGATTTAAGAGATAGGATATACTTTATGAGGTCAGAAATGCTTAGAAAAAAGGCTCGTAGGTACTTTAGAGTGAACAATACTAAGGTCGAAGGAAACGTCAAATATGTGCAAGTTCCAATAGAGGAAATGATTCGTTATGTATAATATATATAAATATATTGTAACTTTGGTTTATGGCAACATACAAAACAGCTTCCGAGCTGACCAAAATGATGATTGACTATTTAGGACACAAAGGTATGGAAGTATGGAGAAATAATAACCTTGCTGTAAAAGGTAGGGCCTTTATTGGGAGAAAAGGAGTTCCAGATATTATAGGTTATGATAAGAAACATGGTCAGTTTGTAGCTTGTGAGATTAAGAAGTTAGGCGATAGGATTAGTCCAGAGCAATTTACTTTTTTAACTCAGTTAGGATTAGCAGGAGGAGCAAGTATGTTATGTAGCCAGACATCAGATGAAACAATAAAATTAGAAATATTTAAAGATGGCGAAACTAAAATCTTCTGCTGGAGGGAATCAGAAAAAGAATTTCGGCAAACGTAAAATGGGTAGGGCTAAAAAATCTTACAATAAACACAGTCCGAAGCCTAAACAATACAGAGGCCAAGGCAGATAAACAACATCTATGGAATTTATGGAAAAATTAGGTGAATTAATAAACAAAGATTATTATAATATGGAAAATTTAGAGTTTGAAAACAAGGCAGAGAAAGTAGCAAAAGCTACAAAGAAAGCTAAAGAGTTTGTATCTAACGAGACAATACAGCTTATTCAAGACATCTTGGATGATGGTACTGTAGACTTAAAGTGGAGAGAAGCCTTAAAAGCACAAGTAAAAAAATATAAAAAAGATGCAGAATAACTACGAGTACGATTCAGTTGTTGAGAATGTTATCAATCGTTTAAAAGACAGAGCAAGGATTGGCTTTGAGAAATACGGAACCGACCTTGACAGAAATGATTTAATAACAGAACAATGGATTGAACACGCTATAGAAGAGGCATTAGACTTTAGTCTTTACCTCACTAAGTTAAAAGAGCAATTAAAGAAAAGTTTATAACAATAAAAACCAAACAAAATGTCTAAATCAAAAGAACTCTACCTTGGGAGATGCTTTACACTAACAACAGCATTCGGTAGTTTAAGAAAAATCTCATTAGGCCCACAAGACCTACAGAAGTTAAATGAATTTGCTGCTGATAACAAAGGATGGGCTAACATCTTAGTAAAGATGAAGAAGTCTCATAATCCTGGTGAATCAGATTTCTATGTAGAAATTGACCCATGGAAGCCAGATGGCGAAGTAAAAGAAAAATTACCTTTCTAAATTAACTATTATGAAAAATATACTTGAAGCAATGATTGGTTTATTAGCACTAATGGTAATGGTTTATATACCATTTGCTTTCTTAATCGCAGAATGGAATCCTATATATTGGCATTTAACCTTTAGAGGTTTATATGTACTTTCTATTGTAGGATTAGTTACATTTGCAGTCAAAGAGTACCAAAAAAAGTAAAGTGTTGTGTTTTGTAGATAAATAGGTGGCCCTCCATATTCTTATGGGGGGTTCTTTATTATAAAAAAAGCCCCAGATTTTACCTGGAGCCTTCACCAAAACCAACCAAACACCTATGAGAGAGCATCTTAATTCTGTTTATTAGAACTATCATAAAATTTTGTTAATACTGAGCCGTAAAGCATAGCTTGATACCTCATTATAAAACTATTGATAGATTCATTGACATAGAAGTAATCTTCGTTTGTCATATATACAAAGCACCTTTCATCATTTTCCTCATCGGCAGTAACGCTAACTACTTGATATATGTTGATATAAGCATCTGATTCCTCTGAATTATCTTGGAACTCATAGCTTTCATCTTCATCTTCTGTCAGTTGTATGATGTGCATTAACATTTGTGATACTATTTTTAAGAACAGTAAGTCGCAATTCTCTAACAATCAATTCAAGCCTTGCTTCTAAATTGCTTTTCTCCTTCATTAATTGGTTAATCTTTACGTCTACTTCTCTGTTCATACAAATTTACGATTTAATTGATACTGAAATAAAAAGTGCATACTGCATTGGTAATCAATGTAATACACACTTTAAAAATATTTACTAAACTATTGTTACTTCTTAGGTAACCTAATAATCTTACTGCCTAATGGCATCGGTACAAATATAGCAACTCTTCCGCCATCTAACACCACTCCGCAGCCCAATGTTGGTCTTTTGGGGAAAGGTCGTGAATACTCCATAGCATAGGCATCAATATCAATACCACAGCCTACGTTCATGCCGAATATCATGTCCTTATCTGATGATGAGTATAAAACACCACCAAAACTATGGATATGACCTATAACAGTTGATTGTCGAGCATCCCTTGCTCTATTGATTGCACCAGCTTGTCCAGAACTTCCAGTGCCATGAGTATATAGAACACCGTCTATTTCCCATTCTAAGGCCCATTTCCAGCCTTTAGGAGCATCCCATGCTTGTTCGTATGATTTGATAAATCTCTCTGGTAAACCGCTTGTTTGAGCCTTTCTTTTATGTAGGGCTGAGTGATTACCGATACAGACTTTGACGTTAGGAAAAGCCTTGTACCATTTATACATAGCTGCTTGAGCTAAATCAGCTTCATATCCAGCTCCATGACCGTCTGGTTTTGATTCGTGATAAGAGATTGCGTGATTGTCTACTTCATCTCCGATATGTACTACTTCGGAGCATTGAAACTTGTTATACACTTCAAGGCAAAAGTTCCTATAAAGTGGATGACAGAATGGTTCGTGCGTATCTCCTATGACAAGCACATTTTTTTTCGATGCCATATTGGTTGGTTTGGTTAGTCTCTGTGAATAGCATAAACAGTTTTATTATTTACTTTTAAAGCATCTAATACTTGCTTTCTGTTTTTGCCTAAGTTGTAGCTTACATGAATCCATGAGTAATTAAACTCATTTATTAGTTGGTCAAATTCAAGCTCGTTCTTTATGTATTCAAAAATCTCTTTGTTTGTTACACCATCCACACCATCCATGTCCAGGTCTGCCGCTTTTCCCTCGCAATGTTGTGATTTTAAGCTGCCTCCAATGTAATGATTGAGAACTTTACTTCTATATCCAGATGATAAGATAAGAGGGCCGAACTTCATTCTAATAGGCTCTAATACTCTTTCGCAAAGTATTTTGATATTTTGTATATGTTCTGGGGTTGGCTGATTAGACACACCATGTCTTTTAGCTGATTCGCTACGAGTAAATTCTGCTAAAGTAAAATGTGCTGTTAGTCTCATGGAGCACTAAATTAGGATTTTTTATTAAACTGCTTTTTCAAGAAGCCATACATCTGCATTCCTAACCAAGCAATAGTCATTAAATAAACTATTGATTGTAGCAAAGGATTTATTTGCACAATCCCAAAAATATTAAGCCATGATACGGCTGTAAATGTTATTCCTATTGGAGTTAAATCTGAATTCAAATCGTTAAAGTTTGACATGGTTATTTCTTGTTAAAGATTGTTGTTACTACACTTGCTGACAATAAAGTAGCAGAATACATCAATAATGAATCAAAAGCAGTTTGAGATAATAACGCTGCAAATATTCCAGTTATTGCACATAACAAAGAAATCATACCAGCTACCCTTTTTGAGCTAACTTCTGAACCTCCAGATAACATATCCTTTATAAACTTTATCACTTTCTACCTATTTTAAAATACAAGCTACCAGAGTAACTCATATTGTTATTTTTATTAATATTAAGATTAAGACCTATTAGAGCCTTATTTTTGGCATTTAGCATCAAACCAGGACTTACTACTTCTAAGCCATTAGATGGGCTAAAATCGCCTCTTATGCCATAATAAAGCCTATACTTGGCTTTCTCTGCATAATACTCCTTAACATAGATGGTTTTTTCGGTAATATTGGACTCAAAAGACCTCGATTTGATACGATTTTGGCTGATAGTATCATTAATCACAAAGATATTAGAATCTTGATTAATAGTGTCAGAATAAGCTCTGCTTACGTTGTAGTCTTGTAGAATATAAGCTGTATCATGAATAATAGTGGTATCTGTAGCTATAATCACAAAAGGGATAGAATCCCCTTTTATGTACCGATTTCTGTACGTTTTTATGTACAAAGTATCATGTATCTCCTTAATCTTATTGTAGTTACTCATATCACTAAAGTCAGCCTTTTTATCGGTTTTATGAAGTGACTCATAGGCAAATACGCCTAAGAAAAAGAACCCAATGATAAGTAAGTAGTCTCTAATGTGTTGCATATTATGCTAAAGTATAATCTCCAGTTCCTTGTAAACTAACTGAATATGTTGCAACTCCTTCTACTGGGCCATCTACTGATACTGATTCAATATTACAAGTACCAGAAAATACCTTAGTACCTATTGTGAAAGTCACAGAAATCTGAGTATTGTTCTCTTGGTCTGTAAGCATATCAAAATAGTCATAGTTGTCTAAAGTGATAAGACCATCACAACTAATTGTATATGACTTAAAGCCATAAACATATTCTTTTCTAAATCCAGAAGATTTGTTAGTAATATCTACTTGGTCTGATGATACTTCTAATGAGCATGATGTAGAAGCTGCAAAAACAACTCCACCTTTAGCTAAAATTACGTTTGTTCCGTTAAGTGACATTTTATTATATTTTTATTGTTATTGATTTGCACATAATCCAGTTGGAGTTATAGTTCCAGTTCCACTTGTTATTGTTATTTGAGGTAATCCTCCAACTATCTGAGCACATTGATAAAATGAGCCTGGAGAAGTTAATACAATAGTATATGTAACTCCAGTATCACAATCATTATATTGTAATGAACCACCACCTGCACTTGTTATCTGTACGAAATACCTACCACAATTGCTTGGATTGTTAAAACTATAAGGGCCATAACCTTGTATAGATACTGAATAAGATGCTACTTGTTCTGTAGCTCCATTTAAGTTAATTGATGTAATATATCCAAACCCATAAACTTGATTTACAGATGTGGTACCTATATAAAATCTAATAGTTATTTTAGTTCTATTTAATTGTGCATCAAGTAAATCTTTATAATCATAATCACCTATAGTAATTAATCCATCGCAAGTAAGATTCCATTCAGATACATCATTTTTAAATTGCTTGAACCAATCTGATGCATAAGATGTAACATCTACTTGAGACGTAGTAACGTCAAATGAACAGTTTGTAGAAGCAGCAAAAGGAGAATATGAACCTCCAGCCTCTCTGTATGATAAAATCAAATTACTACCTAAAATAGCCATATTATTAAGTTTATGATATTGTATATCTTCCGCTTCCTTGTAGCGTTATTCTGTAAGTTACAGCAGATTCTGCTGGACCACTTGCATTTATTGATGTAATGTTAGCCGTACCAGAAATTATATAAGTAGGACTTGTTCCGATACTAAATTTAACTGTTAGAGGAGTTCTTGCTAATTGAAAATCAAGCATTTGCTTATATTCAAAATCTCCATTAGCTACAAAACCATCACAGTTTATAGTCCAACTTGAAAGGTTTGGTAAGGATGAGCTAAACCATGCGTTAAATGATGATGAAACCTCAAACAAATCTGTAGTAGTTTCAAATGAACAACTTGTAGATGAACCAAATGGAATGTTTGATGAACCATTAAAGTAGTATAAAATAATATTTGTGCCTAATATTGCCATAATTTATGCTATTGGTAATCCTGTTTGTGATGTTTGAGTTTCATTTAAAATATAATCAGTTTTAGCAGTAGAGCCAATATCTGTATTAGTAACTTCAATTAATTGTATGCTTGATGTTATATTAAGATATGGAACCAAGTCTAAACGATTAATCAAAAACTTCTTAGTATTATAATTTAACGCACTTGTTCCAGCATCTGTAACTGAATAAACCTTATCTAAATAAATTGTGCCAGTTGATGCCTTATAAGTACCTAAATCTCCTTCTAATGTAGCTATATTTTTATTTAATAGATTAGAATATTGTCTTATCATTAATTCAATTAAATCCCTAAATGTTTCAGTAGGTTTACCGAATCTATACCATCCAGTTAAATAATTTCCAGAACTATCAGTAAAAGTACCTAAATTATTAAAATGTTGATATGAAGCTAATCCTCCTATTGGATATAACCCACCATAAGGCAATTTTACGTCTTTAGTAGTTTTAGATGTGCCTATAAAACGAGTCACTTGTTCTGATTTAACTTCACCATCAGCTTGAGTTAATAAAATATTTCTGACATATCCACCACCAAACCCTGCATCCCAATCATCAGCTAAAAATATAACTCTAATGTAACCTCTTAAATCAAGGTTTGAACCCATTACTACATTAGGCCCTAAATAACAAGTTAAGCTCTTAGCTTCGTAAACTAATTGGTCTGCTGTTTCAACTGTGAAATACGAAAATGAAGTGCTCCATATATTACTTGAGTTCATATAATAAATAGTATATGAAGAACCATCATAATAATTAAGCTGAAAAGCAACCTTTAACTTTCTTTTAGTGCTATTTAATGTTAAATAATCAAAACTTAATCTAATCTCTGGACCATACATAAATGGAAGAGTAGTGTAAACTCCTGGAGTACCCATTTCTGCCCTTCCAGTGCTACCTGCAGTAAAAACTGATGCTACAAAAATTCCATTATATTGATAATTTGGATTAATATCTATAGTAGCATAGCCATCAACAGTCTTGGTAAATGTCCAACCAGGTACAGTGTAGGCAGGTGCAGTTCCAGAATAAATTTTTAAATCATTGTTATATATATAATTTAAAGCACTTCTATAATCAAATGTCGATGTTACTACTGGATAACCTTTTCTTACAATTTTTACTTGAGACGAGTTAATAAAATGGACATTATTAGCAGCATAAGACTCAATTGAAACGGCATTACTTAGTGTGCCAGATGTAATAACAGTAGGAGAGCTTGAAATGGTAAACTTAGTATAGTATAACCCAGTTGCCATATCGTTGATTGGCATTATATAAAAATCTCCATTATATTGAAATAATCTACATCCAAAAGATGTTATAATATTTTCTAATATAGTAAAATAATCTAATGTAACATAGTCTCTTCTATATTGATATGTTTGAGAAAATGTTTCATTATTAGTAGAAACACCTCTATTAAACATTCCAGCTGCAAAATATGATATACAAGAATATAAACTTGAAGCGTTTTTATATGGAATTTTAACCAATGCTTCAGTTATGATATTTAATAATGGAGTTGGAGCATTTATATTCTCAGTAGATTGATATGGAATATCCTTTAAAAATGATAAACCATCAATACAAACAATGTTTACTACTTGATAACCAGTAACAAATCCAACATTAATATAGTCATTAAATAAAAAGCCTTTCCACAAAATTGCACCATTTACACTTAATTCTACATAATACTCTACATCATTATAATTAAGTAAATCTGGGAAGTTAGTATAGTCATCATTAGTTGATACTATAAAAGAAACATTTAACTGAGAAGATATGATTGAACCAATAGGGTCCTCTTCATTTGAATTTGGAGTAACACTTATTTGCGTAGCAGTATAAATATATGAACTACCAGTATGTCCATCTTCATAAATATTAACAGTTAAATTAGTATTATCACGAAGTTTTTGAGTTAATTCATATCTTAATCCGTATGCCATTATGCTAAACTTATATTTTGTCCTTTAAGATTTGATGCCTTTTGTGCTCTATTTACGGACAAAAGTAAGTCTTGTCCTCTTAATACAAATGTACCCCCTCCATCACCACCAATCAAATCTTTTAATTTGTCTAAAGGAGCCACAACTTCTGGATTAGATGCCGCACCAGGATATTCACCCATTAAACCCATTGTAGGGCCAGATATGATACCTCCGTTTGCAAATCTCATTGGTCCACCCTTAGATGAAGTATCATTATTGCCTTTTAATTTTGATTTTAAGAATGCACCTGCAGCAACAGCGGCAGTACCAGCAGCTAAAGCAATAGGCCATGAAGCTGGATTTTTAAGTGCTTCAAATGCAGCACCTTCAAGAATTGCAAAGCTGATTAATGCTTGACCAAGTTGCGTTAAAGCATCGGCTAATATACCAGCTAATGCTACAAATGGTTGTACCTTTTCTCCAGCTAATGCTTGTCCTATAGTTTCACCAAGAGAAACAAAAGAGTTAGCTAAAAAATCATTAGCAATAGAAACTATCCTATTTGCAGTATTTGCCCAGTTTGTTCCAACACCAGTTAAGGTACCATTTAAACTTTGCAAAGCAGCATTAATCTCTTGTGTAGCTTTAACATTACCTGCAGCAAATACTTGAGCAAACTTTAATTGATTAATCTTACTTTTAATATCTTCTTGCTGTAGATTTATATTACCCCTATGTAATCTTAATTCAGCTTTTAATTGAGCATCTAAAGATTTAATATAGTCGTTAGTATATTTTACTTGACCATCTATTTTATCTTTATTATAATCATCAATTATTTTTTTAATAAATTGTTGACCTTTATGTATTTGGTCTATATCTTTATCAATATACTTTTTATTGATTTCTTCAACTCTTATTTTATTAGCAAGAAGAGCATTTGTAATATCTTCAAATCCAGCAGCATTTAATGCAGCAATATCTTCTTGTAACTTTAATTCTGATTTTACAATTTCTGCATTCTTATCACTAAGTGTGTCAATATAATTACTTATTTGAACATTTTGTGCTTTTTCTAATGCTTGTTGTAATTCTTTATCAGTTTTTTCTTGATTTTTTAATAACTTTTGATTTAGCTTATCAATTATGCTTTGAATTTCTGCATCACTTAATCCAGATTTTTTTAACGCCTCAAAATAAGAAGTCATTGCTGCTTTACCTTCTTTAGTAAGAACATCAGATATTTCAGAAGAAGTTTGTTCTACAATAGTTGCTGCTGAAGATTGTGCTCCAACAAGTCCTTTTGTATATGCTTTTATAACACCTTTTGCACCAACTGATAAGTTAGTAGTTATCGCTTTTGCAGCATAGTAAAGCTTATCAAAAAATGTTAATTGGTCTGTAAGCATTGCAACATCTTTTTTTGCAGAATACTCAGCAGCCTTAGCAAAATATAATTCAGCTTTGGCTTTTAACATCAAAGCTTCTATATAGTCTGGAGTTTTATCAATTAATGCTTGTTCAGCTTCGCCTAAACTACTTACCTTACCAAAAGAATCTCCAAGTTTTTCATTATAATACTCTATAGCTGCAGTCTTAGAAATGTAACCATTTTTAGCTGCTTCTATAAAAGAACCTACCTTTAATAACTCTGTTCTTGCTGTCTCGGTTGATTTAGCTGCTTCAGTATTAGCTTTACCTAATTCATTTGTTGCTTTTTCTAAAGTGCCAGTTTTAAATATAGCATCATTTATTTGGTCTCCATAAGCAGTATAAACTGCAACAAGAGCTGAAAATGCAAAATAAGCAGCACCACCAACTCCTGCAATACTTCCTAATAATGCTGGTAAGTTATTTTGAATACCTCTAAATCCATAAGGTAAATCTTGCACAACTAAAGATAATGCTGTCCATTGTTTGTTTGAACTTTTTAAGGTACCTTCTCCAGATTCTAATGACGCATTTAGTCTATCATAATCTTCTTTAAGTTTTACCATTGCTGCATCTGTAGGGTCAATTCCTTGAGCCCTCATTGTTATCATTAACTTTGTAATTGCAGCTATTTCTTTTTCGGTATTTTTAAGACTTTCACCAAATAATTCATTAGAGGCTCTAATGTTATTTATAGTCTTAGTGTACTGGTCGGTGGCCTTAATTATAATATCAACACCTTCTTGATTCGCCATTTTATGCTGGTTTAATATTTTCGTATTTTTTAAGTACTTCTTCTAATTCATCCTTAGTCATTATCTTGACATTCTTCTTTCTATTCCTCTTATCGCAATCTAATTCTAAAAGTTCAGTAGGCTTAACCTTCTTGCCTTTAGGTAGTTGCAAATTTACAAGTATCGTAGTTTGCCATCTTGACCTCACCCATTCTTGCTCCTCTTTATGCCTATAACCATACCAAATAAAGTCTAATTCAGCCATGGTCATCTCCCAAAACAAATGGGGAAGTATTTGACACTCCCCCATTGTATATCTTTCTATGTCAATCCATTCTAATTTTTTTTTTCTTCACCAGCCTCTGTTGACGTAGAACTTGGTTGCTCTATACCGCTATTCATGCTTTCTGATAATGCAGCCATGATTTCTTGGAACTGAGTTCCAGCGATACCACCCATATCATCTATCCAATCGCATACATCAATCTCTTTAAAATCTGGAGTTCTTCCTTCTTTGTAGAAAGGGTATTCAGCAGCAGACCTTACTAAATTAACGATAGCATCTAAAGCAGATTCACCGCTTAAAGCTGTTCCTATCTCTGTTGGGCCTATACCTTGTAACTGACAGAATCTCTTTAGAGACCATGTGCAGAAACGCAGCGGTATTACCTTACCATCAGAAAGTGATAGGTTAAATTGTCCTCTCATATATTTGGTTTTTAGTTTATGCGTTGGTAGTCATCACTAATGCTCCAGTTCCAGTGAATGATGCAGAGAAAGTAGCTGGAGATTCCATGTCACCAGTAAAGTCTAAAGACTCAACCGCTGCAGTTCCAGTCCAAATCTTGTCACCACTTACGAAAGTAGAGAAAGTCAAAGTTACATCAGTTCTTGAACTTACAGAAGAAAATAAATCTTCTACGTTTACACCAGCAGCAGCAGATTCGATAACCGCTAAGCCATCTGTTGATACTGACCAAGAACGAAGTCCTTGAAGTTGTTGAGCCCATCCTCCACTATCTTTTGTAGTAGAATCTGGTAAGTCTGTGCTTACACTTAATGAGCATGAAGTTGAGTGAGCTACTGCTACACCGCCAATTTTAACGACTAATAAAGTCCCGTTGAACACACCAGTTGTGGCCATGATATTTAATTTTAATTTTTAATTAATTGTTTTTCAATCTTTTATGTTGTTTGAGTTACAAAGTGGTTTACCACTATAACTCTTCTAAAAATATATGTTTCTTCTACATAGTCAAAAGTAGCCTGGTTTGATACCATATTCCTTGTAACTATTTTGAAATCTGGAGAAGCATTTGGGTAATCTGCAGGAGCTACTCCTATGATTTCCAATAAGCCATTAGCCCATTCATCTACTGACTTTTGACCTACCTCTCCAGACTTAAATGTCCTATAAACAATGTCAAACTGTATGCTTACATCAAAGTTATAGCTTGTTTTGTCGCTATTCTCTACTGATGTCTGTGAACTTATCAACAAGAATGGAGGCTCTGAACCATCTGGAGCTATGGTATCATATACCGATAACTCATAGTCAGCAGCATTTATCTTGTCGAAATAAGCCTTTCGTATAGCATATCCGCAGTCTTTCATTATCCTTCTACCTCTACTTCTTTAGAATCCGTTTGTTGGCCATTTTGAGCCTCATTTAGCTCACCAAAGAACTTGATAAGGGGTAAGCCATACTTTGTCGGTAACTCTTGAAAAAAGCCATCTAATTGCTTAATTTGCTCTGCGTTTAATGTTATTGTCATATTTGGTTATTTTTACAAATTTAGGTAAAATTATTTAGCTTCCAAAGCCTCAACTTTTGCAGTCAATTCTTGGATAGCTTTTACTAATATTGGAACTAACTTAGAATAATCTACTCCTTGCATTTGTTCACCATCTTTTTGACCATAAACTGCGTAAGGTATTATTTCTTGTAATTCGTGAGCAACAACACCAATCATTCTATCTTCAGTTCCTTTCCACTTATAGTCATATACTTTTATTGCAGATACTTTATCTAAACCATTTATTTGCTTAAAATCTTCTTTTAGTCTATAATCAGAAGTTATATTATATGAAGTTGTAGTACCATTTGTACTAATACTACCAACTACAGAACCATTGTAATTTAAATATGCAAAGGCATTAGCAGTATCATCTACTCTGGCATATATACAACCATTACTACTACCATTATTAACATATAAATCACATACGTGGTTATTTTGAGTTTGCAGTACTGCTAATTTAACTTGACCATTTGCAGCAGAGCCATTAATATTAATTTGACCACCCGATGTGATTCTCATTCGTTCGGTATCGTTTGTTGCAATTGCAATAGTATTAGTTGTTGGATAAAATAAACCATTACCTTGAGCAGATGTTCCTAATTCAATAGATGGCGCACCTGCTGAACCTGAATTTTGTGTTCTTATAACTCCATTAACATCTAATAATCTTGTTGGACTATTCGTTCCGATTCCAATTCTACCATTACCTCTTGCAGTTAAAAATTCATTACCAGCATAATCTTGCAAAACAAATGTCGCATCTGCTGCACCGCTTGTACCAGCTTTTACTTTTAAACCATAAGAAGTACCAGCACCAGAATTAGTATTTTGAATTATAGCCGCCCAATCTGCTGATGGGCCATTTATTGTAACTTGATTTGAGAATGTAGCAGCACCATTATTTTTAATTTCAAATAATTGATTACTCGCATTGTCTTCAATAATAAGAGCATAGTTTGTAGAAGTAGCACTTACTGCTCTAATTATAGCAGTTGTACTTGTATAAGGAGTTGCTCCTATTCCAACCTTACCACTAAACGTAGCACTTGCTGCACTTATTCCGCCTTCACTTGATATAGCATAAACTACATTACCAGCAGCATTTCTTCCTTGCATTATAAGTTTACCTACACCACTTGGTGCTTTAACTTGTAATGACACATCTGCATCATCAGTCATACTTAATCCAACATTACTTCTTAATGCAAATGTACTACCACTAAACGTAGCACTTGTACCACTTAAAGCACCAGATAATCCTAAAGTTGTTCCGCTTAATCCACCAGTTAAAGTGCCACCGCTAAGGTTTAATTTGCTATTTAACTGAGTTTGAATTGCACTTGTAACACCAGCAACATAACCTATTTCAGTAGCCGTTGTAGATGCACTTGCTGCAATCTTACCAGTACCGTCAGACACTAATGCTCTTGAAGCAGTTAAGTCTGCAGTTACAACAGAAGATGCACCACCAGTTATAGATGCTTGTGCTCTTGCTGAAGTAAAGTATTGATTTGTACCTTCTGCAACATTAGATGTTGTTAAAACTACTGTTCCAGCTTGTCCGTTTACAGTTGTAACTGGGAAAGCAATGTTTGTATTTGAAGCACTTGTGATTCTACCTTTGCTATCTACAGCGATTGTAGGTACAGCAGTTGTTGTGCCGTAAGTTGTTGCAGTAACACCAGTGTTAGCTAATGTTAAAGCAGATGTTACGTTTGCAGAACCATTAAAGCTAACTGACCAAGTAGCATCACCACTTGCAGCTATTGTTCTTGCAGTTGTAAGTGCGTTTGCAGCGTTTGCTGTACCAGCTAAGTTACCTTCAAAGTTAGCAACTAATGTGCCAACAGTATACCCAGTTCCAGTAGTGTCTACTACATTGGTAGGTTCACTTACTAAACCAGTAAAGAATTTAAACTTACCAGCATCAGAAGCATCTCTAAACAATCCAGTAAACTCAACACGAGTTTGAGCTGAATCATAGTATCTACCATAATATCCGATGTCTACAGCATCTGTAGTATTGTTATCATTTGCAACCTCAAACAATGGGTCTTTAGCAGATATTGATTGAGTGTTTACATAAGTTGCAGTACCATTAATGGTTAAGTTACCACTTACAACTAAGTTGTTAGGCATTGTAACGTCATTAGTAAATGCAAGGGTTGTAGTGTTACCTACAGTTGTAGCTGCTATTTGATTAGCAGTTCCGTTTATTGTTGTTATACCTTGGTCAGTCCAAGTTGCTGTGATTACGTTAGCATCTTGTTGAGTTAGGCTTAAAGTCTTTGTTGATGTACCAGTTACTGCAGCAGATACGATAGAACGATTGTAAGCTATATCGTATTGGCCTAATTTAACCGTAGTAGGAATCGCATAACCAGCAGTTAAGCTGAATACACCACTATTGTTAGCATAAGTCAAACCAGTCGCAGATGAAGCTAATGCAAGTCTTGCACGAGCATCTGTGTAATATAAGTTAGTGCCTTCGTCTAAGTCTGTAGTAGTCTTAGCATCAAAAGCAGTATTAAATCTTGCTTGAGTATAATAAAGGTTTGTACCCTCTGTTAAATCAGTAGTAGTCTTTGTACCAAATCTTGAATCAAATCTTTGATTTGTAAAGTACAAGTTAGTTCCCTCAGCCAAATTAGTTGTAGTACTTGCAGCAAGATTAGTGGCAAAATTAACATTACCTCTTGCTGTTGTCCAATAAAGATTCGTTCCTTCTGCCAAGTTCGTTGTGCTCTTAGCAGCGAAAGCTGAATCAAACCTTCCTTGAGTATAGTATAAATTAGTTCCTTCTGTAATCCAAGTTGTTATAGGTGCAACATTTTCCCATACAGCTAAAGATGAATTATATCTTAAAACATTGTTATTAGCTATAGATGTAATTCTTACATTGTGTAGTTCATCTAATTCGTAGCCATTGTCAACCTTCACATAGATTTTACCATTGTTCTTATGAGCATAAACTACAAAACCTACAATTACTGTATGTTGAGGAGCTACTGGCTTAACCTTGGTAATTGCACCTGGCGTAGTTGGAGAAAGGTATAAAACATCACCATCATTCCAATCTTCTAATTGTAAATCACCAGTTGTATCAACATTAGTTATTAAACCGCTTGAAGTAACAAAACCTTCTTGGTTGTTAGCAATGTTTTCAGCTACTAAACCTAAAGTATCTGCTGAATTTGCATCATTATTAGCTTGTGCTAAACCAACAGCTAATCTTTGACCTTGAGCAGCAGTAATCTTAACTACTTGGTAAGCAGATTTGTTTAAGATACTACCAGAATTATTAAGTACTCTTGCAACTTGTTTTTGACCTATTGGTAAGATAACTTGTCCACCCAATAATCCTAAATCAGCACCACCTTCACTTGAGTTCCAATAAATCTTACCTACTGCATTAGCTTCATTAGCTCCAGTGTTAAGTTGCATAAAGTCTCCTTGAACACCGCCATCTGCAGTTGCAATAGTAATAGTCGGAGTTAAAGTTCTTAAAGTATCGTTATAAGCCCAAGTGATACCAGTACCATTTTGAATCAAACTTGCTACTGTATCATCAATTAAATCTTGTATCTGAATGCCACCTCCAGTAATGATTAAATCACCATTTATAGTTAGCGTACCAGTAATTGTAGCTGCAGTAGTTGAAAGAGAAAGAGAGGTATTGATACCACCACCATCTTGAACTGGCTGTAAAGTACCACTTACTCCAACATTATTAGCACCAATCTGTAGTACTTGTCTATATGTATTTTTTACCGCTTTACCTTGAAGAGTAGCCATTATATTTTAATTTTTTTTATTTTATTAACCATTTTATATAGTTCTTCTGAAGCCGACAAGAATAAGAATGGTCTATGGGGCAAATTTACTAAATTTCCATTACTCCGTTTAAAACTTAATGCATAGCCTTCAAGTTGATTCATATTAAGGTTTCTATACACTGGAATTTGAAAATCATTACCAGTACCAAACTCAACAAAAGGAGAGTAATTAGATTGTCTACCCATACGACCTCCAGAGCCAACTCTTGCTCCTGCATTCATATTGTAAGGAGTACTATAAATAGAAGCCTTTAATAAACCAGTTTTACCTTGTGGTGCCCTTGTTCTTGCGTTATTTTCTATTGTTATTACAGATTCATTGATTATCTTTTGCACTTGCTGAGTAATCAAATGAGGTGCCTCTTTTAACCTTTTTGATAGGTTAGTAACACTTGCTGTTTTATTTATAGTAAATGACATTAAGTAAGTTCCCAGGTTGTACTGATATTCTCCCAGAAAGCAGTAATACTATCCCAAGTACCAACTCTCTTTAAGGTAGAACAAGTGATTCTCAAAAAGTTGTGACCATCAAATTCATCTATAACGCTGCTAATCAAGTAGATATTACCTTCAAAAGCAATAGTAAGGTCATTAGAAATAGAGATACTATTGGCATCCCTTATCCTAAAAACAATGTTATCTGATATAGAATCCTTACCAGCTACGTTTGTCTTGTTTTGATTCTCCCTAAATATCTCAGCCCAACAAGTATAGTAGTCTACATCCGTTAGGACATAGCCACCAGCACCGTCAGATTCTGAAACCTTAGATTGGAAAGTAATCCTATTTTTAAGTCTACTTATCATTATAATATTATGCTTACTCGTTTATAAGGCTTCATTAGTTCGTATGCAGATGCTATGTTAGCATTTGGTTTGCTATCCTCTACAGAAGATTCTCTGTAATCGTATAAATCAGCAAGTATCTTATACAAAGCTGTTTTCATAACTGGAGGAGTCGTAGCGTAACCACAAGTATAAGTAAACCTAAACTCCATGTGGCTAAAAGCAGTCATATATAGCTTTTTATAGGTGGTTCCTAATACGTTGTATTGAGGTACAGTAATCTCTACCCATTCTTCGTTATCCCAGTATTCTACCTTAGAAATCGTATTGATTGGTGCGTATGGAAGTTCAATGAACTCATCCACATAAGCCACAACTTGTAAAGTACGAGCTGTCATAGCCACACCAGCATATTTCTCTAATCTAACTCTTGCAGAAGTTATCAAAGAGGTAATTAAGTCGTTATCATCATCAAAGTCAACCTTTAGATAGTTCTTAGCTTCAGACAATGTTATTGGTTCTGAAACTGGCTCTATTGTGGTTGTGACATCCCTTATAATCTGCATATACCATTATTTTTACAAAAATAACTAAAATATAGTAGACATAAAAAAGGGGCAGCTTTTGGCCACCCCTTTATATTTGAGTTAATCTAAGATTAAGCTACGTTACCGAAATCACCATATACAAACGCACCAGCGTAGTAGATAGGGAATGCGATTCTTGCCTCAACACGAACTGTAATCATGTTCTCAACAGCGTTGTTACCATCTTGGTCAAAGAATTGAACAGAGATACCATTACGTTGCATGATTTGAGCACCCATTGACCAGTCTCCTACTAAGAACTTGTCAACAGTCATTGCTGTAGACTTGAAGATAGGAATACCAGCGATAGATAATTGACCATCAGTTGTAACCACTGTAGAACCTGGTAAAGAGTACGCAGAGTTAGTGTTCTTAGTGTTTACGATAGCAGCCCAATCTAAAGGATTGATTAAGATACCAGTTGCAGAGTAGTTACTGTTTTCAACTTGTGCAATAGCTTGTACTAATTGCTCAACGTCTACAGTTGCAGCACCAGTTGCAGCAGAAGCTACACCAGTGATACCTTGCAAGTTAACACCAGAACCAGAACCGAATAATAATTGGCTATCTTCAGCTACTAAGTATTTCTCTAACAAACGAGATTGCAAGAAAGAAGTCATAGCAGGAACGTCATCTAACATTTGGCGAGAGATTTTAACGTAACCAGCAATAACTTGTGCAGGAGCATTAACCATGCTGATATCAAAATCAACTTGAGCTTTTGCACTACCTTGAGTTTGGTTAGCAGGAGCACCTTCACCACCAGTTTCTTGAGGGAAAGTAAATAATCCTTGAGAGATTGTACCTACTGGTAACAAACTTCTAACGTGGATTTTACGAGAAGGTAAACCATAAACTTGGTTAGCATACTGACGAGGAATATCTCCAGTCAAGTTAACTGCTTCTGTCATGTTACCTACTGCTTTAGTGTCTAAAATGAAAGAAGTGTTCTTCATTTCACCACGACCTAATTTTGCGATGTTGTCCGCATTCTTTTCAATTTGCTCACCTAAAGTGGCATTGAAACCTTTAAATTGATTTTCGTTCATTGTTTTACGATTGCTTTTTGCCTCTAATTTGTCTGCAGCATCTTTAACTACAGAGATTTGAGATTTTAATTCTTCTAATTCAGTTTTTAAGCCTTCTACTGCTACTGCACTTTCAGCTTTTGCATTTTCGATTGCTCCAGATACTTCTGTTTTGATGCCTTCGAATGCACTTTTAATTTCTTCTACCATTAGTTGAAAATTTTAAATGATTGTAAATATTTGTTTACCTCAATTTCAATGGAAACCATCGGGTCTTCTTCTTCTTCCAATGCCTCATCTTCTGATTCACCTACTGGTTGCAACTCAGTTGGAGCATCTACTGGCGGTTGTTCTTCTGAAGCGACTGATTCATCTTCTTCCATCTCAGCGAGATATTGTTGTAATTGCTTGAGCTTTAACTCTAACAAACCAAAAGTTTCATCAGTATAGAAACCATTTCTCAATGACTTGATAGTTTTAGCTATCTCATCAATTAGAGTTGACTTGATTTCAGACTTAACCATAACGGTTGGCGTATTAGAATTGGCACCCCATAAAACTGAGGAACCTTCAAACAATTTAATTTCTTGAATCTCGTTATATCCAGATTTAGCTTGAGACTTTACAGTCTGGAATCCAATGCTATGCTCTGTGATATGACCGTCTTTATACAACTCATAAGTATCTCTACCTAAAGTTGTATTAGGCATCTTAACGATTGCCTTTAAACCAAAAGCATCTTCCACCAATTCCTTTGGCTTCGCTACTGGTTTGTCTGTAGAATGGTTGAACAAGTGCCAGATTCTATTCTTTGCTTGTGGGCCATTCTCTTTAATAGACTTAGTAAAAGCACCTGGCGTGATTACATCGCCATCGCTATCTACATTACCAAACGCAGAATAGTAAACCTCAATGGTTCTTGTGTCATCAGCCATATCGACTGGTGCACCACTAACTGCTTTCTTGTTATAAAAATTACTCATATATTTTTGTTTAAGCAATAAACACAGTACAACATCTACAGTTACAATTATTCATTGCACCTCCGTTTGCATCATGTGCGTATTGCATCTCAATTACTCCTCTATTTGGCGTATTCACAAGGAACGGCTGATTAATAGGTATTCTTACTCCTCCTGCATCTGGATTGGTTTGTCTATCCAATACCCTATGCCAATCTCTGTACCTATTATTCTTAGCAGGATAATCTGCAGCCACCCATTGCTTTAGCAAAGGTATGTTAACAAATTTAACTGCACCCATCATACCAGCACTTAATGCTTGATGTGATTCCGTTCTTGCAATCAGCAGACTCCTTGCGTTGTTAATTTTCCCTTCTTGTAGGTTTTTAATCGCAAGTGAATTAACCTCGTTAAGACTCAAGTTGTTTTCTTGTCCGTATCTAATAGAGCCGTTCAATATCCTTGTAATCTCGTTCTTGGTAGTATTTTCAATTCCGTACATCTTAGTTCCGCTATAGGTTGTCCAATAAGACAACATAAAAGCCAACCATTCATCCATGATGTTCAGAGGGTCTAAATCTACTGATTCTTCTTTTTTAAACTTGTCAAATATCTTTTCATACGTCATGGCAGTATATCCGCCAGTCGTCTCGTACAAAGTTCGTAAAATATTATTAATCTCTGCTCCATCAAATAAAGCATTCTGATTATTCATGGTTTGCTGAACTCCGTAGTCCTTTACTAACTGAGCAGCTCTGTCAAAGTCGGATTGTAAAGCAGCCAATATTTTAGGCTGATACTCTCTTACTGATTTCCTTGCAATCTTTTGTTGCAAAGCGAACTGCTGAGAAGGAGTAACTATCTTAGCCATTATTCTTTTCCGTCTATAGCTTCAATCATTTTCCCTGCAGCCGCATAAATTGAGTTCATATTGTTTTGAGCTGCGTATTGTCTTATAGCTGATAATCCTCTTCTGTCTACATTTTTAAAGTCGGAAGTATAGATATAGCCATAATGACCCTTAGTATCTTCGCCAAGCTCTGGGTCTACACCAAGAAACCATAGACAGTATTTATCATATCCATTTTCTTCTAAATACGCATTTTCCATTTCAGCCGTAGGTCTTTTCCAAGATTCTGGTCTAATTACATCTCCAGATGCTATAAGTTTATTTGCATGAGCAATACCCTTAGCGTTTTTTTCAGTTAACCTTTTTAATTCTAAAAGGTTACTAATTGTTTTTTCTAAGACATCAAATGATTTAAGTTCCATAGTTATTATTTTGATGGGTCGTATGCCCAGTTTTTAAGTGATATGTCTCTTTTAGAAGGGCAACCTTCTGATGCTGGTTCTCCTTGTTCTGCTCCTCTCATTCTACTTACAAAGCTAATTGTTCTGTTAGCATCTTCTATATCGTTATTTGTCCAATCTTCTTTGCTCTTAGACAACAATCTTAAATTTCTTTCTATCGGTGCTCTGTCTAAAGATGCTTTCTTTGAACACTCTGTTTTAGACCAGGCCTCTAATTCTGCATAACCCATGTTAGTAACAGACTTGTACTTAGAGTAAACCTCATCTAATCTTTCGTTCTTACTCAAAAAAAAACCTTCGTTCTTCACTGGCGGTATATTGTAATCTCCTTGCTGTTGAGCATCTCTTGGGTCTTGCAACATAGTAAGCTCATCGATAGGTAAGTAACCTGCTGGGATAAAGATTTCATCCATAGCTGGGTCTTCTGAAGTATCGTAACGCATAGCTGCTCTTTTCTCGTTAGGGGTAATCCACCAAGACTGAGATAAGATACCAGAAAGTTCTTTCATATCTTCTTGTAACTCTGGGAACACAGTAATATCGAAATCGATATAATATCCATTTCCGATTTCTGCTGCAAAGAATCTATTGAAAGCATCACGAAGTGCCACTAATTCTGGAAGTACTACTTGCGTAAGCATTTCCTTCTTAGCTTCTTTCATGTTGTTATAAGTCTTATTATCTGGGTCGTTAAATAGTGCAGAGTTTACACCGTACACATTACAAAGTTCTCTAAGGGTAACTTTCTCAGATTCTAAAAGCTGAAGGTCGATAGGGGATAAGCCCATGTTAACCCAACCTAATTTAGCACCAGCAATCAAAATCTTACCAGCATTCTGCACTATTTGTCCTTGGCTCTTAGTTCCGTACTGATTGTAGAAATCTTCTTTTAACTTACCAGCTTCTTCTTGTCCAAAGTTGTTAGACTCATCAGCATACAAGATACCTTTAGGGCCTTGATTCTGCAACATACCAACCGAAGTGTCCTTCGCATCATTAGAACGCTGAACAGTTCTGTAAGCAGCTTGTAATGGGCTTAATCCGTATAATTGGTTTCCGTTAGTGTCAAAGTAAGGGTTGAAGTATTTTAGATGGATTACGTCTTTCGCATCTAAGAAATCCCATCCAACAAGTGTAAAAGAATAACCTTCAACCCCATTGATAGTACCATCAGATATGATGGCCATGTATTGCGGAGGGAGCACGACTAATTCTTGAACTTTACCACTTTCTAATCGGTTAGCCCAAACAAATGAATTGCCGCAAATAAGTTTATAACCAATAACGCTTTCAATAAACTCAGAAAGAGATTGATAAGGATTTGGTTTTTCTAATAAATCGTTCAATGGGGAATCTGCAATCTCGCTAATTGCTTTTACTCTAATCAACTCAGCTTTAGCTAAGTCTTGAGTAGTAGATGAGTTTTTAGTCATCGATGTATAGCGGTTAAGTGACTTCTTGTCTTTAACCTTGTAAACGTAAAATGGTACCGTAGATACAGTTTTAGAGATACGCTTTATGATTGCGTAGACCTCACTATTGTTCTCGTAGTCAAGTACGAATTTTCTTTGGTTAAGTTCTGGATATAAAGTTCTTCCAGCAAGTAAACCTCCAAAATCAGCAAATGGGCTCGTAACATTTATCATTCCGTTGGGAACTGTTGCCTTTTGTTGAAAAGGGTTAATTGCTCCGAATATGTCATTTAATTTCACGCTATATGATATTTTTACAAAAGTAACAAATTTTTAGCCTACACTACCCAACCTCTTTTCGGTTTGGCAAATTTTGAGTATATGGCATACCTCATGGCATCCATCAAGTGGTCTCTAAACTTAACTGGTTCATCCAACGTATTGCCATCGTTATCAGTTTTCCATTTATAGTTTTTAAACTCATCCAACAAATCTAACGAATCGCTTTTAACTATCAACGGAAATGACTTTACCTTGTTGATACCAGCAAAAACATCTTTAACGGCACTTTTAAGGCTAAATCCAGCCTTATTAATCTCAGCTATGGTCTTGGGTTCAGCAGCATCAGCGAATATCTCTGTACGCTTGTCAAAGCCAAAAGCCTTTAGCCTATCGATGAGTAGTGAGGTAGACATTTTAGTTTCGTAGATGAGTTGCTCCACAAACATCTCGTTGTCGAAGTGTTTGATTCGCACTAGTGCGGTTTGATTGTTGTAGCCAAAATCCAGTCCATAAAATATTTCCCCTCCTTCTGGGAAGTTTCTTCTGCGTTTCCAATGGGTATAAATAGTTGCTTCTGATATTGCTCGTTCACCTAAACCATAAACTCTCCAATATTCATGGTCGGCATCCTTTAGTCTCTCAATCTCCTCCACTAAAGATTTCTCAAGGAATGGGTTGTCTTTGTAGGTAGTGATGGTAAAGTCAGCATCTTCTCTGGTAATTACCTTGTCATATATCCAAGAGTAGTAATCTGAAGGGTTATAGTCAATTACAATCTTATCTGTGGTTCTTAGTGCTAACTGCATCCAAGATTCGTAGTTTACCTCGTTGGCCTCGTTAATGAACAGATAGTTTCTTTTACGGCCTCTTATTTTTTGTGGCTGGTCTGTAGAGACAAACTCTACGGTATTGCCTCCTAAGAAGTAAAGATTTTCTGACTTGTTGTGCTTTTCTTCTGAGTATAGGCCATATTTCGACAGAATTTCTATAAAGTCTCTCATTACTGAGCCTTTTATGGATGGCAACGATGAACGGCAGATAGTTAGTGTCTTCCCTTTTTCTTGTAGCAATTTTACGATAAACCAAGTCAATACATTGTAGGTTTTGCCAGACCTTGTTCCGCCTTGCATAACAGATATTTTTTTTTGGCTGTTTTGCAGTATTTCGAAAACGATGTTGGTGGTTACGTTCATAGGGCATTAGGAAAAAATTAAAAAATTGGCTTTGGTAAAGCGAAACTAATACTTTTTGGTTTTATAGAGGGTAGGCCCCTAACATAAGTCAGAAATGGCGTTTTTTGACACATATTAAGTTTACCAATAGAAAACTATTCCTCGAACTCATCTTGGTCGTTCATATCTAACAACTCTCCTTTGCTATGGTCATATAACGGAATCTCTGGTACCTCGGAAGCCAATGTGGCTGGAACAGTAAAGCTGTTATCTTTCTGAGTATCGAAGTTTATTATATTCTCATCACCATCGAGCTGCTTCTGCAAGTTAGGTAATTCCGATGGCTTCACTACGTTCACCGTAATCTGCTTCACCACATCTCCCTCATGTGCCACCTCAGTCTTTTCAATGTACCCTCTTCTCTTGCCCTTAGTTTTAAGCAAAAACATGGTGGCCAAAGTATCACCCTTAGTAATCCTCTCCATCAATTTATGCTCCCCCCAGTCTAACATAATCTCCTCTGGCTCTATTTCAGCCAAAGCCTTCTTAAACTCAGTATCATTCTTCATCCAATTCTGATACATAGTCCTACTAATCCCACACGCTTGACAAGCAATCGTAATATTTCCAAAATTCTCCCTATAAGCAATGATAAATGCTTCTTTCGTTATATCCTTAAACTCTGCGTTCATATTATCTGTTTTTGGTTGGCGTTCTAATAGACACAATACTCACTACCTTATCTACCTTGATGTTGTTAAACCCAAGCCAGTTGCCACATTTCCTACACTCATACTGCACCTCCCTAATCTGACTGCTCCAAACATACTCCTCCTGGACAACACCACATTTGCACTTATAGTTTCTCTTTGCACAAGTATCTTTCATAGAAGTCAAAGCTACAACTATTATACCAAAACAACAATACAAAAGTTAAAATTGGTGAAAACAATGTTTTATATCAAAAATGTGAAGGGCACATCAGCGTTGCACCATTGATTACACGAATAAACAAGGTAGGGGGTATAGTGGTATAAATTAACATATATAACACACTGATATTCAATAGTCGAATTGTCTTATAATTACCATTATGTTAAGTAGGTAGCTTATTGGTATAGTATTTAGTAAGTATTTATGCATACAATTCATTACTCTGTCATTTGCGGAACATAACACCGACCTACAAAATGAATAGCTACACTATTGGTAAAGTATGGACAATATAATATAAACTATATTATTTATTTAAGTATATATTATATATTATATTCTATATTATATCTTATATTATATATTATATATTATATACTATATATATTGTATAATATATACGGAATGAATAAGCATGGTAAAGATTATATACCAATGGTATGAATTTAGACTGAAAACTATTTTAATATTTTTTTATCTTTTTTATTGTTATTTCATTTATGTACCATAATTTTAGCATGGCATATAAAACCAATGCCGTTTAATTATGGAAAACTTATTGCAATTTCTATTCCCGATTCAATTAATATTATTCGGGGTGTTCTTGTTCTTTGTAGGAAAATACATTTATATAACAATTAAAAACAAGCAATCATGAACCAGTTTATTTCATTGGGTGAATTCATTTTGATTATTCTTATCTGTTATCCTTTTATAGTATTAGGGAAAACTTTGGTAGAACATATCAAGGAAAAGTAAAAACCATAAAACACAACACAACATGGAAAACACAACACAAACAACATTTAGACAATCTATTGCCAATTTGCGCATAATGATTGACTTAATTAACGTATCAATTCGTGAAGGATATTTGCGAAGGGATTATAAAGAAGATAAGGGAAACAATTACGAAAGTATTGTATTAACTGAATCGGGGTATTATGCATTTAACGACGATTGTATTATTGCAGAAGATAGGGTATTTCATGAAATAGAAGATAGGGACGAATATGTATTCGACGAAATAGACGAATGCTATATATGCGAAGGGAATGCGGTATATGTACAAGGACGAAGAACGGGATTCAATACGCATATTGATAATTGTAACCACCATAACGAAATATATCGTTATGAAGGAGAATATATCAATGGTGCATATATGGATTATAATAATTTAGTATTCGATTGCCGTGGTAATATAGGGCATACGGACGACTTATATTATTGGGAATGCGACGGAGAATATCATGATGAACCAGAAGACGAAGAAGACGAAGAAGACGAAGACGATTCCGATATGGAATCAGCATTTATAAACTCCTATTCATTCCGTCCATCCATGAAATTTTGCTCATTATCTAATGAGAATTCAAATGCGCCATTTTTTGGGATTGAATTAGAAGTAGAAAGGAAAAATAGTAATGGATTAAAGCATAAATACATGGCGGGATTGATTAAGCATGAACATTGGTATTTCAAAACTGATGGTAGCTTGACTGATGGATTCGAAATTGTTAGCCATCCAATGACATTTAATTATATCAAGCAAAGTGAAAAGACTTTTGCCGATTCTTTAAAATTATTAGTCGAAAACGGGTATAATAGTTACGACGCTAATACATGCGGGATGCATATACATATTAGTAAAGCAAATTTTACTACATGGCATTTATATCGATTCCTTAAATTCTTTGTAGAGAATAAAGAATTTATTGTGTCTATTTCACAAAGGAAAATGGAAAAATTGCAAAAATGGGCAAATATAGAAGACGAAAACGATTCGTCATTAATCTATAAAGCAAAGAAAAAAGACGGAAACGATAAAAGGTATGTCGCAATTAATCTACAGAATAAAGCTACAATTGAAATTCGCATATTTAGAGGAACATTAAATTTAAATTCATTCATGAAAAACATTGAATTTGCGCATTCTTTATTCATGTACACAAAAGAGAATAAAGATATTTCATTGGATGGATTCAAAATGTACCTTGAATCTTCATGCGACTATTCTAACTTAAAAAAATTCATTAACTTAAAAAACTTATAATTATGTGCATAATAGCTATTCAGCCAATGGGCGTTAAAATTAAAGAATCAACATTGCAAAATTGTTGGAATGCCAATAAAGATGGCGCGGGAATCATGTATGTTGAAAATGGAAAAATTATTGTCAATAAAGAGATGCATTCATTTAGTGAATTCATGAAACTGAAAAAACATGCCGACAAAGTGAATTCTAATATTGTTATGCATTTTAGAATTGCTACCAGTGGCGGGGTGAATGATAGGAATTGCCATCCATTTAGAATCAATAATGACCTTTACTTTTGTCACAATGGAATTTTAGATATTGACGTTCCAATGAATTCTAATATTAACGATACGCAAATTTTCAATAATTCATTTATGAAAGGATTGCCTAATAATTTTGTGCAAAATGATACTATTATGGGATTGCTTGAATATACAATAGGCAACCGAAATAAATTCGTTTTCATGGATCATGAAGGCCAATTTTATATCCTCAATGAAAATGCGGGAAAATGGGATAATGGCGCATGGTTTTCTAATGAATCATATAAAAAGCAATCTTATACATATTACCCTAAAAAATGGGATTTTTATGGCAAAGAAAAAAAGGACGAATCCTATTCGATTGAAGATGAATTGGAAATTTGCGAATCATGTAATGAGATGCATTTAATTGACGATATGGTGCATGATAATTATTTTGATATGTTATTATGTTCAAAATGCAGCGAATGGGTGCTTGAGGAAAAATAATTGTGTGTTTTCTTTTGTGTGTGCATGGCCTGAAATATGGCCATGCTTTTTTAGTTTATGACCTTATCAATAAATAAGCCAAAATAAGACGAAATAAGACGATTAAAATATAAAATAATGGTAATACCTTATAAACATAATAGAAGCCCGTAAAATGGCTAAAAATAGGCAAAGAATTGATTTTTACTTGCTTGTCATGATATGTCATGTTATGTCAATACTTTATTGACGTTGCAACATTGATTGATATGCAGCTACTTATCAGTTACCCATGCCAAAAACCCGCCAAAAATCTTCTATAGGTATAGCCAAAAATCCAGCAAAAACTCCCCAAAAATCTGCCAAAAACCCCCTAAAAATCTGTGACAAAAACTTTTTACGGACAAAAATCTTTTACCATTTAACAATAAATTAACTAAAATAAATGAAATTATAACAAAAAACCTTTAATTTTACCAAACTAAACCAAAACAAATGCACCAATTAATTACCTTAACCCATGCAATGAAGTGTGCTATTACTGGCATACTCATTGACAAAGGCGAACAAGCCTATTACAATTACGAGACAAAAAACTGCATACATCCCTTGGAGTATGAGTCAAACATGAGCAAAGCTAAAATAGGAGACCCAAAAACTTATTTCAGCAGATTATCTAAACTAAACACCAAAAATACTTAGATATGCCATTTTCTACTTGCTGTGGAGCACACACCAATTACCCAGAAATTAACCTATGCCCAGAGTGCTTAGAGTACTGCGACTGGGAAGATGAAGAAGAAACCAACGAAGAAACAACAACAACACCAAAAAACCCATAACATGAAAAACCTACAATTTATCGAAGAGCTCGACTTTTTACTTAACGAAACTTTTTATTTTACCAGACAAGACGGAATGATTGTCTCTGGGTCAATGTCAAAAGATTATGATAAGGCGTATTCAATATACAGCAATATTATAAAAGGACAACCTAAGAGTCAAGAGAAAGTCTTGTTCGAGGTACTAATCCCATCAAACTAAACAAATGAATCAAAAACTATCCCTTGAACAAAAGAAGAAAGGCATCAAAGAAGAGTTTACTTATGTAAACAGCAACGGCAGAATCTCAAAACAATACACCTACAAAGGCATGATTATCAAATGGGATAACATGATACTAAATGGTAAATGGTTTTACTGGAGACATAGCTATTACGCCTCACTTGATGCAGCAGTACAAGGAATAGACAGACACTTAAAAATTTATAACAAAAACAAATAAACATGGAAAACCAAGAAGTAGAATTAGTAGAAAGAGAATTAACACCTATTTTCCCTTGTGAGTGGTGCTTTAAGTTTGGCGATAATGAGCCACAAGTATTCGCAGCAACTAACGAAAAGATAGATGGTCAAGAACCAGCTATTAGATTAGTACTTGCTAACACAGAAGAAACAACTGTAACATTCCAGGACGGAGATAAGGCGTTCACATTATTCTGTAGACCATTGACAGAAGCAGGACAAGTATTAATTAACCAAAACAACCAACTACAAGATGATTCAAGTAACGGATTATAGAGCAATGCTGAGACATGGAGATATGAAAAAAATCTGTGCTATCACTGGACTTTCACCATACCTATTAAAGACAAGATTAGAGAAGCACGATTACGAGACAGTTGAGATAGTAAAAACTTACTATGCCAACAAGTTAAAAGCACTAAAAAACCAAATCAATGACTATAGCGAAATTTAGAATGCCACGCAAGTCTTTATTAAGTCCTAAGAACTATGAGATAAATCAATCTACAGTTGAAAATGTTATGAATAAAGTAGCTACAATATTTGATATAAAAGTAGCAGCTTTAACAAAAAAAGGTAGATATAGAGAGCAAGTATTAGCACGAAATATGTGCTTTTATATCCTTCATGTTCATTATAAACAAAAATCTGCTCAAATCGCACCATACTTTAACAGAGATAGGACTACAGTTTTACATGGAATAAACACTTGCTTAAATGACCTTGCAGTAGTTCCTTATTACATGGAAAAATTCCAAGCAGTTAAAAGTTTAATTAAGATTCCAAAATTATATTCAGACAAATAAAAACAAACACTATGTATTCTACATTTCACCAACTATCAGAACAAGACAAAAAGCTATTTGTAGCTAAGATTCTACATGAGATTAACTACAGCCAAGAGTCTTATAACCTAATCAGTAGATTAGTAAACTATTGGGAACACAATCCAATAGTAGAAGCATCCTATTTTAACCAATCAATTAACACAACCAAAAAACTAAATTATGAGCACAGAACTAACTAATCAACCGAGGTTTGATTTAATCAACTCGGATTCAATGCTAAACTTATCTAAAGATTTAGCGAAACTTATTAAAGAAAAAGGATTGTCAAGCAACATTCAAGGAAAGCAATTCGTTAATGTTGAAGGATGGCAATTCGCTGGAGCTTCTTTAGGGTTAATGCCGATTATCACAGAAACTACGGACTTAACTCGAAGAGGCACAGAACCTGGTCAAGTAGAAATAAAGTACATGGCTAAGTGCGAAGTACGAAACATTAATACTGGTCAGTTAGTAGCTACTGGAGTAGCAATCTGTAGCAACTTTGAGCATAGCAAAAAAAGATTTGATGAGTACGCAATATTATCAATGGCACAGACAAGAGCAATCGGTAAGGCGTATCGTAACTTACTTGCATGGTTGATGAAAGCTGCAGGATTTGAAGCTACACCAGCAGAAGAGATGGACTTTGCAGTAGAGACACCTAAAAAACCTTCTCAAACAGTACAAGAAGTTGTAGCAGAAATAGTAGAAGAAGAAGAAATAGATATTGATGCTATCAAGATGGAGATTGCTAAGTGTACTAAAGTAAAGCAACTTACTGATTTGTACTTTGGATATAAGCAGTTATTTGACAGTAACGAAACTTTAAAGAAGTTATTGTCTATGAAAAAAGAAAACCTAACCAAAAAATAAAACTATGAGTTTAGAATTATTACCAAAAGTAGAACTTAGTTCTATCGAACCATCAAAGTTTAGCATTGAGTTGCTAAAGCAAACTATCGTACAGCATTTTAGAGAGACTGGAGACAATCCACTTGAGATGCTTGTTAAAGCAGAGGCTATTATTCAGCTTTTAGATGGCATTAGAGCCGATTTAAAGGAAGATGTGGTAGATATACTCTCCTCGCATCCACAAGGCAAAGCAGAGGTCTTAGGAGCAGAAGTTAGTAAGTTTGAATCTGGCGTAAAGTATGCTTATGATGGCGACTATACTTGGCTTAAAATGAACCAAGAATTAGAAGCTATTAAATTTAAGCAGAAAGAAAGAGAGTCATTACTTAAAACTATTAAAGACCCATTGGTTGACCCAGAGACTGGAGAAATGATTTACCCAGCTCCTAAGTATAGCACAACCACATTTAAAATCTCATTAAAGAAATAAAATGGCAAATACACTTTTAGAAAGATTGCAAGATAAATATGGCGAAGAATATGATATTAAAGAAGTAGAAAAATTCTATGAATATAATATCACAATGATACCAGCAGAAGATGATAACCATATTTATAAATTAAGAATGAAATCTAAGGATAATTCTTTTATTTATACTACATGGCATAGAACTGAAGATACATTATTAAATCACTTATTAAGATATACTTATGAATCAACCAACAATGAATAACGAGCAGTTTGCTCTATGGGTAGCTTTAAGTCAAGGTATGGACAATGCTCTGTTTCAAAGAGCAGATGACATTCTAAAATGGCTTAACAAAGACATCAAAAAACCTACAACACCTATAACGCCTAAAGGCAAATAGTAAACTTATACCACCTCAAGATATTAAATATTTTATAACAATAAATAGTAATTAGGGAACTTGGGGTGGTTATTTTAATCTTTATCTATGAAGGAAACACTAATATTTATCTATGAGTTAGTAAAGTTTATACTAATTTCATTACCCTTAGCATTTACAATACTATTTACAGCAAACCTTATTTACGAACTAAAACGCATCATTAATGGGATTAGATTTGGAACCAAGAGGATTCGAGAACTCAATTAAGGTTAGGATGATTTACCTTGATAACAAAGAAGAAGAGCAGTTTATATCAATAGCAGCAGCTAACAGAAAGACCAACATTAACGCACAAGCAATACGAGAAGCACTTAACCCACTACAAAAGAAAAGATTTACCTATCAAAATCGATTAGTAGTGTTTCGTATTAAAAAATAAACTTATGTCACAATTTTACACAACAATAATTCATCCTATAAGGAAGCACTTTAGCTTGTCTTGTAATGACTACTGCGTATTAGATACCATTATGCGTATGCAGAATAATGAATCGCATTGGTGCTATATGTCTAAAGATACCATGGCAAACGATTTAGACTTATCAAAACAAGCTGTTCTAAACATAATCACTAAGTTAGTAGAGAAAGAACTTATAGTCAAAAATCCAGCCACTAAACACTTACGCATTGCGTCAGTATTCTTAGATTATTTAAACGACTACAAAAAGTTTACCGATGGTAAAGAAACTTTACTTGAACGGTCAAAAAACTTTACCGAAACTGGTAAAAAAACTTTACCTAACAATAATACTAACAATAAGAATACATTTATAAGGCCTACGGCTGAACAAATAAATGAATATTCAAATGAGATTGGATTTACTTTAGATGGTTCACAATTTATAGACCATTACGAAGCAAGAGG